CCGGAAACGGAATATTTGAAGAAACCATTTGGGAAAAGCCTGAACCTTCTGATAACGAAATTGAAGTACGTGCTGTTATGACAGGTGTTTGCCGAAGCGACATCGACATGATGATGGGCAATTTTGGGCCACTACCATTACACATGCAGGGGCATGAAGGATTGGGCATAGTAACCAAAGTTGGTAGTGATATCACTGATATTGCCATTGGAAATTTTGTTGCTACACGCGGTGAACCCGCTTATGCAGATTTTTATAATGTACGCAACACTGAATACACATGGGTTCCTGAACTACACCCTCGCTATATTATTGAGCCAGTAGCCTGCGGTATCAATATTATAGATCAAGCATGGCAACAAATTAGAGAAAGATCTAATGGAAAAATACTAATCATAGGCAGTGGATTCCTTGCCTGGGTGGCGTTTAATAGATTAAAATCACAACGATCAAATGCCAGTGTTGATGTATTAGGATCAAGTAATTTAGAATTATGGGGAGATCAACTGCTGTTAGGAACCAGTGAAAGTTATGATGTGGTCATTGACCTAACTGGAAAATATGCGTTAGGCTTAGACATTAAACTAAACAACAACGCAATAATTATAGACGGCGTTGGCAAAGCAATTAGTAGAGAGGAAGCACAGCAACAACTTTGGAAAGCCTGTACTACAATTCGTCCAAGTCCTCGAAATCCAAAATTTCATCAATGTATGAAAGAAGCAGTTTGGATGATTGAAAATTATCATTTAGCTATTGACAATTTCTGGACTAAAGCGTATAATAGAGATACAGAATGGCAACAAGCGTTTGCGGATGGTAAGGATCGTCCAAACGGTTATAGCCGAGGTTACATTGTATGGGATTGAATACTGAAGAACGACAAGGAGTCGTTTACTTTACAGGTTATGAAGTAGAACATACTATTTGTCATGGTATGTATACATTGTTTGTTGTAGGCACACCTCCTGTAGAAGATATCCTACGTATTGCCAACGACTCACAAGCAATGTTAGACGAGTCTAAACGTATCAAACATATCTACTTTGGTACTAGCCAAAGTTTTAATCCTCAAGGTATTACATTTCAAGAATACCGGGCATGGGACGATGTCATTCTTCCATGTTTAAAAGCAGACTACTGGGTGACATTAGACTTTGATGTCAAACACGCCGAAGGAGTGCTCGAATCTGGATATTCTGAATATCCTAGATTTGTTCCGATGATTAGTGTTAAGCTACCTTACATTAATCAATTTAACTATAACGCCACACTTAAACTGGACGACCTCACATGGGGTAAGACTAATCCGGGTGTGTGGACTCATCAACTACATGATCTAATGAGTAAAGACAAATATACTTACTGGGATCAATATACACAGGACACAGAACTATGACAACAAATACATATATCAAAATTCGCACAGAATTTGAAGGTTTTCATTTTTACCCCGACGCAGGTAAAATTGATCCACGCATTGAATTTTTAGAACACGAACATCGCCATATGTTCAAGGTCGAAGTTAAAATCTCTGTCACGCATTTGGATCGTGAACTAGAGTTCTTCCTTGTCAAATGGGCACTACAAGATTTTATCCGAGCAGGCGACCAAAATCATAAGTCCTGCGAAATGATAGCAACAGATATTTTGCAGGACCATTTAATTCCTCTTTACGGACCAAATCGATCTTATGAGATCGTAGTATCCGAAGATGGGGAATCAGATGGTATTGTGGAATATACTCCGTCTTTTCATTAACTCCTATTTTAACAGGAAAATTTAAAATGGCATTGCCAAACTATATTACAAAAACTCTTCAACTGAAGCCCGAAGTCAACAAGATCTTTAATGATCTAGATCGTTGGTTGGATCACTGTAGGATTAACCTACTGCCCTATAACCCTGCGGACTTGTATCGTAGTCCAGAGTATAGGAAGTTCCAACAGGAGCAAGAGTACTTAGAACGTAAAGCACGTCGTGAACGTGAAGGACGTCCAGAGCCAGTTAAACAACGCGAATTCCGCGGCAACTTCAAGCCACGGTATTGATATGGCAAATATCTTTCTAATCGATTTAGAAAGTGTAGAAACTAGGTACACGGGGCAATGGAAGTCCCATGTACCTAATATCTTACGAAAGGCAGGACACGATGTTAGAGTTATTTCCGGACCTGGAGATATTCCTCCAGCAACTACGCCAGGAGCTTTTCTTAACTTTGGTGGCACCAATATATACAAGGCTAATCAAGTTGAACAGATTAGTCGTTTGTTTTGCTCCGGAGCAGTCAAGCCTGGCGATCATTTTTTGTTCACAGATGCTTGGCATCCCGGAATCATAAATTTAAAATACATGAGTGAACTACTGGGAATCCCAGTAACTACACACGGCTTATGGCATGCTGGCAGTTATGATCCTCAAGATTTTCTTGGACGTCTTGTAGGAGATAAGCCATGGGTAAGACATGCTGAGAAAAGTTTTTATGAAGCATTTGATCATAACTACTTTGCCACACAGTTCCATATTGATATGTTCTGTGAAAATTTGTTAGATCGTAAATCTGATATCACCATCTATTTTGCCAAAGATAAAATTGTTCGCACAGGTTGGCCCATGGAGTATATGGATGAATTATTGGGCGGAGGAGGCCCGTATGCCAAAGACAACCTAATTGTATTCCCGCACCGTATTGCTCCAGAGAAGCAGGTAGAAATTTTTAGAGATTTGGCTAATCATTTACCAGAATATGAATTTGTTGTTTGCCAGGATCAATCACTGACTAAGAATGAATACCATACCTTGTTGAAACGTGCTAAGATTGTGTTCAGTGCTAACCTACAGGAAACACTAGGTATCAGTTGCTACGAAGGTGCTATGGTAGATACTATTCCCATGGTGCCTGATAGATTAAGCTACACAGAAATGTATTATGATACTTTCAAATATCCAAGCAAATGGACTGAAAGTTTTGAAGCATATCAATCATATCGTCCGCAACTTTGCTATAAATTGGTCAATTACTTAAAAAATTACGAAAAGTTTTTACCACAACTACACAAACAAACTCAAGACTTAACAGAAAGATTTTTCTCATGTCAAAACTTGCTGACAAAATTTTAAATTTGCTCGACCAAATGGGTCGTAAACGTGTTGTACTAGATCGAGAAGGAAATGAACCTTATCTTATACGCTATTATGTCTTTCTCAAAGACCGAAAGTTATTTCCATTTAATGTGTTTTTACACAAGTTTCTTAAGTCAGACCCCGATGATGTGCATGATCATCCTTGGCCTTACGCTACACTAATTTTACGAGGTGGATATTACGAATGGATTCCAAAATTTAATGACAAAAAAGAAATGATTGGTGAAATTCGTAAATGGAGAGGCCCTGGTCATTTTCGTATATCTCGACCATCAAGCTATCATCGTATTGAATTACAAGAAGGAGTTACTCCTTGGACTCTGTTTATGCCTGGACCACAACAGCGTGAATGGGGATTTTTAGTTAATAATCAGTGGATACATAATGAACAATATTTGAAGGAAAGAAATGAACAAGCTCATACTTAATGATCAGGAGTACAAAGGCCTTGTTGGCAAAATATGTCGGGATATCGCCGTTAGCGGTTGGCGCCCGGATTATATTGTAGGCATCGGTCGTGGTGGGTTGTTGCCTGCTGTCATGATCAGTCAATATTTTGGTATCAAAATGTGTAGTTTAGATATCAGTCTGCGTGATGGTGGCGATACTGTTAGTAATTTTAGTATGAGTGAAGATGCGTTTAGCGGCAAAAAAATTCTAATCGTCGACGACATCAACGATACAGGAGCTACAATTAACTGGCTAATGAATGACTGGCGTAGCTCATGCCAACCCGAGCATCAGGTATGGGACGAAGGTGTGTGGAATGACAATGTTAAATTTGCTGTGGTTGTGGATAACTGGAGTAGCGCATGTCAAGTCACTATGGATTTCACAGGGATGGAAGTAAACAAATCAGAACAAGACGTATGGATTGAATTTCCTTACGAGGAATGGTGGACCAAATGAAAAAGACTGTACAGGATAAAATCTTTGATGGGCCGGATCATATCGATTGGGCTGATACCCCATGGACTGACTTAGAACGTGATGATTTTCATGTGGCTATCTACAGAGACAAATACCCCTGTACACCCGGACATTTATTGTTTGTGCCTAAATACAATACCATAGGAGTACTAAATGATGCGTTTGAAGATGCTGTTAGATACGGCAAAAAAATGGTGGAAACCGGAGAATGGGACGGTTACAATATTGGACTTAATATGGGCCAGGCTGCTGGACAAACTATCAACTGGCCTCATGTCCATCTTATACCACGTAGGCGAGGTGACGTCGACGATCCGACGGGCGGCGTCAGAAATACAATACCAGGCAAAGGCAATTATAAATCGCCGGACTTTAGAGCAGATTAATCCTATTGAGTATGAATGGAGCTCTAATAACCATACAGGATTTATGGCGCAAACTATTGGACCAGCCTATGGATATTATAATACAGCAGTTGGTAGTCAAGCAGGTCATAGTTATCAACCTAATAATGTACAGTTTAATTCCAGTGGGCCTAAGACTGTGTTAACCATTACCGGAGACGGTGATGTTATTTGGACAGGAAAACCCAGTGAGGCCGCAGACATTCTAGTACGTAGTTTTCAAATGTCTGTAGAAGATGCCAAGGGTGTTACTAAAGCCGCTCGTCGCAGATATTATGCTCTAGCCTGTCGCAATATTTTGAGCAAAGCAGAAGATATGGAATATGAAGAGTTCCTTGCTTTCCTAAATAGAGAAGTGTATAATAGAGAACGTAAGGTCATTTTAGATTCATTAAAAGGAGAAGACAATGCTACATGATTCAATTAAAAATACATATAAAGAAATGGTCATTAAAGAAGATTCAGGATTTCGACTGGTGTTGAAGAAACATGAAGTGTTGAGTCCTAAAGGTCTTTTTAGTGTTAATTTAGAACAACAAAATTTACGAGATGGTGAAATCTCAGATGTTTCAACATATAACTTCTTTATGACCAAAGAAGAAATTCAAGCACTAGCACATGGATTAACACATGAGTAAGATTAAAATAGCAGAACTATTTTATAGTATACAGGGAGAAGGACGTTATATGGGCGTACCAAGTATCTTCTTAAGGACTTTCGGCTGCAATTTCCGCTGTGCAGGATTTGGTATGCCTAAAGGGCAATTGAGCGCAGAAGCAGAAGACATTGCCACCGTAGTGCATTTATATAACAAATATGAAGATTTGCCGCTAGTATCAACTGGTTGTGATAGTTATGCTAGTTGGCATCCTGATTTTAAAAACCTAAGTCCTATGTTGACTACGGATGCTATTGTTGAACGCATCATGGAGATATTGCCCTTCAATGAGTGGCGCAATGAACATCTTGTTATCACAGGTGGTGAACCGCTATTAGGTTGGCAACGTGCTTATCCTGACCTGTTGGATCATCCTAAAATGTCTAAACTAAAAGAAATTACATTTGAAACAAATGGTACTCAAAAGTTAACACAAGATTTTAAAAATTATCTTGGAGTATGGAATGGCTTACCTAGGCAAAAACGAGAAATTACATTCAGTGTAAGTGCTAAGTTGCCAGCAAGTGGTGAAAAGTGGGAAGAAGCTATTCTTCCAGAAGTTGTTTGTGAATATGAAGAAGTAGGCACAGCATATCTTAAATTTGTGGTAGCCACAGAAGAGGACGTTAAAGATGCAGAACAAGCAATTGAACAATATAGAGCGGCTGGCTTTAAAGGTCACATATATCTTATGCCTGTTGGCGGTGTTGAGTCTGTTTACAATCTCAATGCTAAATCCGTTGCCCTTGCCGCAATGAAACGCGGCCTACGTTATAGTGATCGACTACAAGTGCCCTTGTTCAAGAACGAGTGGGGCACTTGATGATGGGAGTAGGATACTACGGAAAAAAGGCTATGTCACATGATCGCCGGGGTGATGAAGTACAACAATCACCACCATCTGAAGACTGGGGATTACGCAGAGCACAATATTGGAAACTTAAACTATGTTGGCTTCCAAAAAAGTGTTTTCTAACAAATAAGCCTCTTTGGGGTAAACTTGCGTATCACGGTGAAAACTGGATTACTGGTCCAGGTGATCCTGTTGTTAATCACTACTGGATAGAAAAAAATGAATTCTTAATGTGGAATTTGAGAGGAAGAAGATGAACAATTTATGGAAAAAGTTGACAGGCATTGACAAGATTGAAAAAGAACGTGCTGATGCTGAAGCAGTACGGGAAGCCGCAAAACAGGCCGCGGCTGAAGCATTAGAAGCCGCTCGCATTGCCAAATTAACGCCAAAAGAAATTGCCACGGAGAAAAAAGAACCATGGGTCGCTGTATTAGACACGCATGTCAATATGGAAAATCTTAGAAACGGTTTCTTTGAACTTGACTGGAATGAGTACTTTGTAGTACAATTAAGAAGCGCTGGTTACGTAGGTGAAACAGACGAAGCAGTGGTTGATTCCTGGTTTACTGAATTATGTCGTAATTTAGGATCAGAAGAAGGTGTTGATATGAGCCGTAGAGGATCAGGTTATATCAATATAAACAATTTAGGTGGCGGAAGATCGGAAATTTCTTAATGACAAAAACATATATTCTTGTAGATACAGCTAACACATTCTTCCGTGCTAGACACGTGATTAGGGGTGACCTTAACGATAAAATTGGTATGAGTATTCATACTGTGTTAGGCAGTGTACGCAAAGCATGGCGTGATTTCAAAGGCGATCATGTGGTGTTCTGCCTTGAGGGTCGAAGCTGGCGCAAAGACTATTATGCTCCCTACAAACGCCAACGTGCTGAAGGACGTGCAGCGATGAGTCCCAGCGAGCAAGAAGAAGAAAGAGTATTTTGGGAAACCTTTGATAATTTCAAAGACTTTATTATCAACAAGACCAACACCACCGTGCTTCAACATCCACAACTTGAAGCAGATGATTTAATTGCTGGTTTTATTCAAGCCCACCCCAATGACCATCATGTGATTATTTCAACAGATGGTGATTTTGCACAATTGATTGCGCCTAACGTAAAACAATATAATGGGGTAATGGAAATTACGACTACACATGAAGGATACTTTGATGCCAAGGGTAAACGTGTCGTTGATAAGAAAACTAAACAAGACAAGCCCGCGCCGGATCCGTCCTGGTTACTATTTGAGAAGTGTATGCGTGGCGACACCTCCGACAATGTCTTTAGTGCTTATCCAGGAGTTCGTACTAAAGGGACAAAGAATAAAGTTGGTCTCCAGGAGGCCTATGCCGACAGAAACACACGGGGATTCAATTGGAACAACATGATGTTGCAACGCTGGGTTGACCATAATGGTGAAGAACATCGTGTGTTGGATGACTATAATCGAAATGTCACACTGTGCGACTTGACAGCACAACCTGAAAATATTAAAGTTTTAATTAAAGAAACAATCACAACGGCAACTACCGCAGATAAAGATATTCCGCAGGTTGGTGTTAGATTGTTGAAATTCTGTGCTGAATATGACATGCAGAAAATCAGTGAGCAGGTTCAGAGTTACGCAGAACCATTAAACGCAAGGTATGTAAAATAATGATAACAAATGCCAAAATATTGATTCCAGAAAAAGAATGGTTAATTAAAAATGGTGACGAAAAATTAGGTAGCATTAGCAAAGTTAAAAAAGGTTACCTAGTTCTACATCAAGGACAGGCTATCCCCTTTAAAGATCTATCTGAGATAAAAGCCAAACTTGGTATAGCATTGTTTGAAGAAAGTATTAAGAAAGCCAAAAAAGATCTTGGTGAACCTATATCATACAGTATCTACGATTTTCCTTGTAAAAGTAAACCCTACGAACCCGTATACAATGTTCAAAAGAAACTGCCATTATATACCAAGCGTTCTAAAAGCAAAAGCCAGCATTGCGCTGGGCACTATATTATTAAATTCCGTAAAGGATGGGTCAAAAGTTTTTGCCCTAAGTTGATCACTTTGGAAAGATACCCCTACAAAGGTCCTTGGAAAACTGAAGAAGAATCAAAAATAGAACTAAGGAAAGCCAATCATAATGAAACAACTTAATACATTACCTATTGAAGATTTTTTGGATCGTGCTAGAGTAGCAATTAAGACCAATCAAAAAAATGTCACGTTAACCATTAAAGAAGCCACTGATTTACAAAATAGTTTGGCAGTGGTAATGACCAGATTATCTGGTGAGTTGGATCAGCTTGTATCTTCTGCTGGTACAGCACAATCAGATACTATTCAAGTAAAAATGGACGGCGGAACTTTTTAACATTCTGGATAAATATATATACGCATATTTGGAGCGTATATAAAGTGAGCAGACCTAAACCAACCGTTTTGTTAGAAATAACTAATAAAAAGACTTATAAAACTGAACAGGTTTTAGAAGCAGAGGCGATTTGGGCCGTATTTTATAAAGATCTCCCAATTAATCTAAAAATTACCAGTTTGGTGGTACAACAATTAGGCCCAAAATATAAAAAAGTTAGTTTTAGTAATGCCGGACATGCCCTTAATCTTGCTAAAAAACTCAACAAACTATTTGGATGCCAGGACTTCTCTGTTTTTAAATTAACCACAGGTGAGAAGTTAATTGATGATTCAAAAAATTGAAATAACCAAATACATCGCAGATCAATATAAGCTGGCTAGTGATGAAAAATCACTGAGAAAACTAGTGTCATTATGGTGGGTAAATCCTAGGAAAAAAGCCAAAGGTGGCTTGAGATTGACTGATGAAGGATTTGCTCGATTATCAGCACATATCAAATTCCATAAAGTTAAATTTACCGAAGGTCCTATTGAGTATAACAATCAGTTAATACTTCAATTAGATAATTTTATCAACTGCCCTTGGTATACGACCAAAAAAGAAATATTTGTGACCAATGACAAGATGGCTGTACAGTTGGTGTTGTTTTCTGGTAACATTGCTCGATTTAGTCATGCCAAGGCAAAAAGCATTAAAAATCATTTGACAGAACCCTAAAATCCCTGTATAATTACTATATATTGAAACACTAATGCACTTCAATATTTTTTCAACTTTATAGAAAGAGATTTTATGGCAGAGCAAATTAGCACTAATCGCACAGTTACGCCAAATGATGCTAAACGTAGCATTCGTAAGTGTATCAAAATCCAGCGCCCTGTATTCATGTGGGGGCCTCCGGGTATTGGTAAATCCGATATTGTTAAACAAATTGGCGACGAACAAGGACGTGAAGTCATTGACGTTCGTTTGAGTCTTTGGGAACCTACTGACATCAAAGGTATCCCCTATTACAACAGTAATTCAAATACCATGACTTGGGCGCCGCCTGCCGAATTGCCCACAGATCCAGAATCAACTGCTATTTTGTTCCTAGACGAACTTAATTCCGCGGCTCCTGCTACGCAAGCCGCGGCTTTCCAATTGGTATTGAATCGCCGTGTTGGTACATATCAATTGCCTAAAGGTGTTAGTATTGTTGCCGCAGGTAACCGTGAAACTGACAAGGGTGTTACTTATCGTATGCCTGCTCCATTGGCCAATCGTTTTGTACACTTGGAACTCAAGAGCGATTACGATGACTGGTTGGAATGGGCTGTTAACAACAAGGTTCACGAACAAGTTGTTGGCTATGTTGGCTTTGCTAAACAGGATTTGTACGACTTTGATCCTAAGAGTGCAAGTCGTGCGTTTGCTACTCCACGTAGCTGGAGTTTTGTCAGTGACCTGCTTAAAGATGACGACCTTTCAGAAGGCACATTGACCGATTTGGTTGCTGGTGCTATTGGTGAAGGTCTTGCTGTTAAGTTTATGGCTCATCGTCGTGTTGCCAAACAGATGCCCAAACCAGAAGATATTTTGACAGGCAAAATTACTAAGTGTGATATCAAAGAAATCTCAGCAATGTATTCTTTGACTGTGTCCATGTGCTATGAGCTCCAATCCTCTGACCAAAAGAAGGTCAAGAATTGGGATAATATGGCAGATAACTTCTTTGCGTTCATGATGGATAACTTCCCAACTGAATTGGTTGTTATGGGTGCTAAGGTAGCATTGACCAGCTATAACTTGCCGTTTGATGCTAGTAAATTGAAGCATTTTGATCGCTTCCATGAGAAGTACGGCAAATATATTATCCAAGCAATGGAGAATTGATAAAAAGCCCCTAGGGGCTTTTTATTTGACTTTCAGGATAAATTCATGTATAATAGTATTTTAGAAGGGTAAAAATGTCAAACACTACAGCAAACAAAAAATTTAAACTTCCTGAAAAGCGGGAATTCACACAATCAGAAAAAAACAAGATTGTTGAAAAACTAATCACTGCTCGTGTGGGCTTGTTATTGCGCCATCCATTTTTTGGTAATATGGCCACACGTTTGAAATTGGTTGATGCTAGTGATTGGTGTAGCACACTGGCCACAGATGGTCGTACATTTTATTACAGCAACGATTTTGTAAACATGCTGACTCCAAAACAGTGCGAGTTTGGCTTCGCTCACGAAGTTCTACATAATGTGTTTGATCACTTGAGCCGACGTGAAAATCGAGATAGAAACCTCAGTAACATTGCCGCAGACTATGCTGTTAATCAAATCTTAAAAGATGAACGCATCGGTGAAGTTCCTAGCATGATTCAAATTTTCCAAGATAACAAATATCGAGGAATGAGCTATGAACAAATTTATGACGATTTGGAACAAAAAGCTATCAAAATCAATATCAATGATCTAGGCGAGTTGCTCGACGATCACTTGGATGGCGACGATGAAGGCGGTGGTGGAGACGGCGAGCAAGTTGACGGAAATGGTAAAGGCCGTCCTAAACTTACCGCAGAAGAAAAGAAACAGATTCGAGACGAAATTAAAGAAGCTATGGTTGCAGCCGCACAGGCCGCAGGAGCAGGACGTGTACCAGCTGGCGTGTCAAGAATGATTCAAATCTTTACAGAGCCAAAAATGGACTGGCGCCAAATGTTGCGTATGAATATCCAAAGTATTCTAAAAAGCAACTTCAGTTTCAGCCGTCCAAATCGTAAAAGTCAACATTGCGGTGCTGTACTTCCAGGTATGATGAACGAAGAAACCATTGATGTCAGTGTAGCAATTGACATGTCAGGTAGTATTAGTGATAAAATGGCCATGGACTTCCTAAGCGAAGTCAAAGGTATCATGGAAGAATACAAAGACTTTAAGTTAGATTTGTTCTGCTTTGATACCGAAGTGTATAACTACGCACAATTTACTGGCGATAACGCAGATGATATCATGAGCTACGAATGCAAAGGTGGCGGTGGCACCGACTTTGATGCCTGCTATAACTTTATGAAAGAAAATAGTATTGAGCCAAAGCGGTTCATTATGTTTACAGACGGATATCCATGCGGTAGCTGGGGCGATGAGAATTATTGCGATACGCTGTTCATTGTACATGGCAACGATAGCATTGAAGCTCCATTTGGGCAAACTGCCCATTATAAATAAGTGAGTAGTTAATGGCATTAAGTAGAGGTGAACTCAATCCGCTAAGTGTTTTAAAATTGAGGAAGTTATCCTTTATACCCAATCACTTTGCCCGAATCACTATCAAAATACCAGA